GGCCGGAACTTATCAACGTCCACAGTCGCGGCGTCACGGTGGTCCCGAACCATATCTCCAGGCCTTATCTTCCGGGGTTTGCAGATGGCGGGATTCTTGGAGCGGGAGGCAACGTTACCCGCTTGCCGTTTGGACAGAACAACTCACCCGTCATCAACATCATCAATCAGTCTAGCGGACATGTTGAAAAGGGCGGTGCCCGCCAGAACGCGGATGGCAGCTTCGATGTTGTGATCCGCGATATGGTTCGCGGTGTGATGACGGACGACGCAGCCAAGAATGGACCGATTACCAAGACCATGAAGTCCGCTGTCGGCGGCTTTAACGGAAGTTAGGCACATGACAGTTCCGACGTGGCCTAGTGGTGTGCCCTATGAATCGCTGAAAGATGGTTTCTCCATTCAGCCTTGGTCAGCAAATGCCATCACGACACAAATGGAAGGCGGCAACACGCGGAGCCGCCGCCGTCCCGGCGATAATGTCGCGACGGTCAAGCAGTCCGTTCAGATGTCCCTTGCCGAACTTGAGACATTCAAGACGTGGTTTGCCTCAACCATTGGAGGCGGCGCTGGCCGGTTCAGCATGAACGTCTGGACCGGATCGGAATACGAGAACAAGGTTTGCCAGTTCGATCTGTCACAGCCGATCAGTTACGATTACCTCACGACCGAGGTTGTGAATGTCACAATGCAACTTCGGGTTTACGGCATCTAATGGCCTCGCAGAACGAAGCAATGCTGGAGGCGATTGCCGCGTGTCCTCCAGACGAACACGTTTACTCGACCGTTGTCGTCAACCATCCGGCCTTTGAGTCTCCCGCCTATCTCGTCGCCAACGTTGCAGACGATATGGCCTTCGGAATCGAGACTGGGACAGATCCACATTCTGGCGAAACCGTCACGCACACCGCGATCCCGTTTCAGGTTGATTATCCAGAGCAGCGTGAAGAGCAGGCGCCGCAATCCAAGGTCACGATCGACAACGTGAACCGTGAGTTGGTCCCGCAGATCAGGGCCGCCATGGGCGTTCGCGCCTACATCACGATCACCTATCGCGAGTATGTCGGGAGCGATCTGACCGAACCGGCCTATGGACCGATCGAGTTCATTTTAGCAAACGTGACGATGGTCGCGACGACGCTCACCGGCACGATTATGGTGAAGAACCTGCAGAACAAGCGGTTCCCGAAACAGTCGAAAAACTACACGCCGACGCAGTTCAGAAGCTTGCTGCCGGGATGACGCGCGCTGATTTCCTCGCGCCGCTCATCGGCGAAAAATGGGCGTGGCAGTCTCGCAACTGCTGGGACTTCGCCTGCCACGTCGAGCGGGAATTGTTTGGGCGGTCCCTGCCGCAAGTCACGGTGCCGGATGGCCTGTCGAAGCGATGGGTTATCGAAGCAATCGACGCTCATCCCGAGCGCGGGGGATGGGTTGAAATCAAAGAGGGCGTCGGCGGGCTCATCGCAGCCAAGGACGGCGCTCTCGTCCTGATGGCGCATCTTCGACTGCCCGCCCACATCGGCGTCTGGCTGGCCCCCGAAGCCCGCGTGATCCATTGCGATGAAAAGAACGGCGTTTGCTTTGAGACGTCGCTCGCGTTGCGCCAGCAAGGCTGGAAGCAACTGAGATTTTTCGAGCCGAAATAGGCGAGATGCACGCACCCGTCCACAAACTCCCGGTGACTGAACCGGCGGAGCGCTCCCGCTCGCGCCGTGAGCGCCGCTGCGCGTCTGTCCGTCGTCCGGTCCTGCATGTCGTCATGCCGGGGCTGGAAGTCGCGCGCGAAGTGCCGCGGAAGGGTGAGACGGTCACGGCGTTCCTGCGCCGCACTGGCTGGGCTTGGCGTCATCGTCAACTTGGCTGGCAGTTCAAGAAAGGCTTGCCGACCGTCCTCGAGATCAACGGTGAACCGCTGCTGCGCCGTCATTGGGCGCGGAAGAAGATAGGTGCGAACGACAACCTTCAATTCGTTTCCTATCCGCTGGGTGGGCGTGGCTCGACCGGCAAGCAGATCCTTGGACTCGTTGCCTTGGTTGCTGTCGCGGCGTTTGCGGGCCCTCTCGGCGGGGCATTTGCAGGCGCGCTTGGATTCACCGGCACGGCCGCGACGATCGCCGGCGGCCTTGCAACGGCGGCGATTGGCCTCGGCGGCGCGCTGCTGGTCAACGCGCTGACAGCACCGAAGGCTGGCGGTACCAATGCGCCGGACGCGACGACCGACCAGATTTATTCGATTCAGGCTCAAGGCAATATCGCCAAGCTCGGCCAGCCCTTGCCGGTCTGGTATGGACGGCTGAAGAACTATCCCGACCTCGCGGCCGCGCCATGGTCTGAGTTCGTCGGCAACGATCAATATTTGAACATCCTGCTCTCGGTTTCGATGGGCAGCATGGAATATGAGCAACTGCTGATCTCCGACACGCCGTTCTGGAATCCGACCGATGGTGTCTCTGCCGCGTTCTCCAGCGCGACGGTTGAATTTTACGAACCGGGCGATCAGGTCACACTCTTTCCGATTAACGTTTCCCAATCCGATGAGGTGAGCGGACAGCAGTTGCCGCACGGAACTGGCGTGACCGGGAAAGGCGGCACCACGCCCGGCGACTACCTCGGCCCATTCGTTGCGTCGCCAGCGGGAGAGACGGCATATCAACTTGCCGTCGATTACGCTTTTCCGGCTGGTTGCTTCCTCATCAACGATGATCCCGAAAGCCAAGGCGAGACGCTCCCGCTTACCGTCAGTCTGCACATCGAGCGCCAGCCGGTCGACGATGCTGGCAACCCAACAGGCGATTGGGAAATCGCATTTGACGGCACAAAGACATTTGCGAGTAGATCACCGATCCGCGACACCATCCTTTTTGCCGTCCCAGAGGGGCGCTATCAGATTCGCTTCCGCCGCAATGACGGCGTGCCGGCCGACAACAAGGGTGCGTCGGAAGTCATCTGGGCGGGCCTGCGCGCCTATCTGCGCGGCGATAACAGTTTCGCGGATGTCTCGACGATCGCCATTCGCATCAAGGCAACTGAGACGACGCAGGGCTCCTACAAGTTCGGCTGCATAGCGACCCGCAAGTTGCCGGTCTGGGATACGGAAACGGCATCCTTCATCACGCAGGCGACCAGGAGCCCGACCTGGGCGGCGCTGGACATTGCGTCCAACAGCCAATACGGCGCCGGGATCGCGAACGGCAAGACGGATTTCAACACCTTCGTCAATCACGCGGCTGGCTGCGCGGCGCGCGGCGATACGTTCGATTATGTGTTCCAGGCTGCGGTCGCAGTCCCTGAGGCGATCGACAAGGCCCTCACAGTCACCCGTAGCCGCCACAACTGGCTGGGCGACACGATCTCAGTTGTCAGGGATGAGTGGACCGACGTTCCGTCGATGCTGCTGACCGATCGCGAAATCGTCCGGGATTCGACGCAGGTCATCTTCACCATGCTCGGTGAGGAAGACCCCGATGCGGTCGTGATCGAGTATGTGGACGAAGGGACGTGGACGCTGCAGCAGGTCCAGTACCCGCCAAACACGGAAATCTTCACAGCAGCCAATCCCGACACGAAGCGTCTCGACGGCATCGTCAACAGGGATCAGGCTTATCGCGAAGCCGCGTTTTATTACCTACAATCGATCTATCGCCGCGAGAATGTAAATATCGGCTGCGAATACGAGGGCAGGGCGATCACCTTCGGGCAGACCCTGCGCGTCTCGTCCGAACTGCCGCAGAACTACGGTCAGAACGGTGCGGTTCTTGCGGTCGACGATAATGTCCTGACCATCAGCCCGACGCCATCTTGGGCTGGTGACGATCCGTTCTTCATCCGCCTGCGACGTCCGAACGGCAAGTGGTTCGGCCCGGTTACGGTCACGCGCGGCGACAATGACAATGAAGCTGTACTCGATGCCGACGACCTCGCTACGGTCGAAGGCCAGCAAGGCATAACGCTTGCCAACGTGCTGGCGCGGTCAAGCGGCGGCGAAGACCCATCCTTCGAACTCGGGACGGCCGAGAACCAATCGAAGGTCGTGAAGGTTCTGACCGGCCAGCCGAACGGAAATCAGTTCACGCTATCGCTCGTTGTGGATGATGAGCGGGTTCATGCCACGGACATCGGAACGCCGCCGGTCCTGCCGGTCGGGCAATTCCCATCCAACCAGACGCTATCCCTCATCTTCGGGCTGAACGCCACGTTCGATCAGGGCACCGCAGAGCCGATGCTGCGGGCAAGCTGGTTTCCAGCACCGGGAGCGTTCTACTATGTTGCAGATGTGTCCTATGACAGCGGTGCTTCGTGGATTCAGGTCTATGAGGGGCGAGACGTTCAATTCTCGCAGGTCGTCACGCTCTCGGCGCTGACACTTCGAGTGCAGGCGATCGGCCAGCTTCCGGGGCCTTACTCCACGGTCGATCTCACAGCTCCGACGATCCGGATCGCGGACAACACCGTCGCCCTGAAATCGCTTCAGGACTCGATCACGGAACAGATCACCGCCATGACGACGAGCGCGGCAAGCGACCGCGCCCGCGTCGATAGCTTGGCGCAACTCATTCAGCAGTTCGGCGCGCGGACCAGCATCGACAAGCGCATTCTGAAAACCGATTTAGTCTCGACAACGGGACCAATCAAGGCGTCGATCACGGAAGTCCAGACTGTCGCGACTGATGCTCAAACGGCCGTGGCTGACCTCTCTACGACCGTCAGCGCGCTCGATACGACCGTTACCGAGAACGCCTCGGCCATATCCACGCTGAATGGCTACGCCGCCGCACAGTGGTCGGTCATGGTGGATGTCGGCGGAAATGTCGTCGGCGTCGTTTTGTTCAATGACAGCGACAACATCTCCAACTTCACGGCTACCGTTGACACGTTCCGAGTAGCATTCCCCGGCCAAACTGGCGGCGACCCGGTCTCAGTTTTCACGATCTCGAATGTTGGTGGTGTCGCCAAGGTCGCGCTGCGCGGCGACATGGTGGTCGACGGATCAATCATCACACAGATGATTGCCGCCGGGGCCATCACCACGACGACGATCCAGGCAGGAGCCATCAACACCACGCAGCTCGCGGTGAATAGCGTCGATATTACGAATCTGATCGCTGGCGCCGCGACGAAGGTTGATTACTCGACGCACACTGCAACTGGATACACATCATCAGCAACCTTGCTCTCCCGTTCGCTTGATGTGCAGTCCGGTGCCGTCATTATGAGCTATTGTACTGAGTGGCAGGTTGCCGATGGACAGAACGTATTTTTGTCACAGCCGTCTTACTCGGACGTGATCGATTTTGCAATTGACGGAACGGTCGTGCGCTCCTTCACATGGACGACCGGTTCTCATGTCTCCAGCGGCTCTTTTACGACATACAATTTAAACACCCCAATTAATTTGATGTGGCTAGCGACCGGGCTTAGCGCCGGAACGCACACGTTTGAGATCAGGAGTCGGGCCATCACTGTCCCGGGCCAAGTGAACCGCGTTGCTTCCGGCGCACTCTATCTAACGGACTTTCGCCGATGACAGATCAGGCTAATCCTCCGATGTACTTCATCGTCCGCACGGACGTGTCGGAATCATCCGGACACCAGCGCGTCTTTGGCGCTCACGATGACGAGGCCGCTGCGGTTTCGGTTGGATCGATGATTGCTGCGACCCATCCCGGCCAGTTCGCGATCTATGGCGGGTCTCAGGTTGTTCGCCTTGAACGAGCCGATGCGCCAGTGACGGCCATTCCGGTCAACCCGGCCTAAAGCAAGAGAAAATCATAATGGCTCTCCCAAGCTATGCGACCGGCACCGCGACAGTGGTGGCCGGCGGAACAAACGTTGCGCTCCTCGACGCCACAACGGCGTTCAACAACGTCTTCGCTGGCGACACGTTCTGCATCGGCACGGCAAGCGCAAAGGTCATCGAGATTGTCGATGACGAGAATTTCACGATCACGCCTTGGCCGGGCAGCGATGAGACCGGATCATCATACGTCGTCTATCAGGACTCGAAGTTGCGGTTCACGGACGTCGAGATCGCGATCGACCTTAAGAAACAGGTTCAGGCGCTCAATACCGAAGGGTTTTACGTCTTCGTTCCCTCCAGCGCGACGGAGCCAGATCCTTCGCTTGGTGACGATGGACAGTATGCGTTCCAGGCAGCGACCGGAAAGCTCTGGGCTAAGGACAGTGGCGCTTGGGTCTTCTTGGGTGTCTACAAGGGGTTCGGACTTCCTGCGGCTTATGACGGCGGCAAAACCTATAGCCTGTTCGATACCGCAACGCAGGACGGGTCGACCTATGTCTGGATCAATGAGACCCCCGGATCAGGTCTTGCCCCGCCAAATGCTACGTACTGGAATGTCCTAGCCGGGAAGGGTGAGCCGGGTGACGCCGGGCCGTCTCCGTGGACGGGGCCGGCCGCGTGGGTAACCGGGACAGGTTATGTCGTGGGACCGCCTGCAAGCGCGGTGACCGAAGACGGCGAGACTTATGTCTGCTTGATCCAGCACACCTCAGGCACGTTTGCGACTGACCTTGCCGCTGGGAAATGGATTAAGATCGCCGGGAAGGGCGCGGATGGCCTTGGCGTTCCCGCTGGCGGCACCGCGGGTCAAGTACTCGCGAAGGCAAGCGGCACGGATAATGACACGCATTGGATCGATCCTGCTGGCGATCCGGCCACAGCGATCCACGCAGCCACCAGCAAGGCAACGCCGGTCAATGCCGACGAATTTGCGCTGGTCGATAGCGCGGCATCGAACGTCCTGAAAAAACTGACTTGGGCGAATTTGAAGGCGGCATTGTCGTCCACGTTTCTGACGCCAAGCCAAGCCCGTGAAAGGCTCACGGCGGACCGCATTTATTACGTGGATGGCGTCAACGGCAGCGACACTAACAACGGCCTTGCTAGCGGTACGGGGCACGCTTTTAAGAAGGCAACATTCGCCCTCGCTTTGATCGCTTCGACACTTGATCCGGCGGGGTTCAAGGTCACCGTCCAACTTGCAGACGCGACTTACACTGACCCAATCGTGTTGCCGAACGTCGTTGGTTTTGCGAAGACTGGCGATCTCGTCATTCAGGGTAACAATGCCACGCCTGCAAACGTGGTGGTCAATGTCTCCTCGACTTACGCTATTCTTGCGGACGGCATTTCAACAGTTTGGGATATCAAAGATCTCAAAATTCAATGCACCGGATATGGGATCAGCGCGCGATCCGGTGCGAAGGCTCGGTTCGGGAACGTCAATTTCGCCGCTTGTGCCGCGGGTCATATTCAAGCCTTTGGACCCGGCTCAGTCGTAACGGCGCTATCAAACTACGCAGTAAGTGGGGGCGGGAATTGTCACTTTGAGTGTTTCTACGGATCGCAATTCGTATCGCCAACGTTCACCGTAACCATCACAAACACACCCGCATTTGCAATTGCATGGGCAAACCTAAATGTACTTGGGAGCGCCCAAGTTCACAGCATGACATTCTCCGGGTCAGCAACAGGGTCGCGCTTCGCAATCAGCAACGGCGCCGTTCTGTTTACGAACGGATCAACTCCGTCAACCTATCTTCCCGGTAACGCGGCTGGCACAGGTACCAACTTCGCCACTTCGCCATATGGACTTTACGCATGACGGTGACTTTCAATTCCACAGATCATTATTGGTCGGTCTCAACTCGCGCAGAGCAAGTCTATGCGAGCAAGCGCGCGATTTTCGTTGGATTGGAAGACGCGGAATATGTGTCGTGGCTGAATAGCCCAACCAATGCCTGCACGGCTGGAACGCGCCCGGGAAGCCGTTCGTCAACGCTGACGATCCAGAGACAATCGCACTTATTCAGGCAATAGGGCTTGATCCAACTGTGGTGTTGGCTCCCGAGGTTTGAATTTGTGCGACAAACTATGCAAGCGCGCCTGCACGAGTTGGCTGTTCGCGCATCTTTTTAAACGCGGCAGCAAGGGGTCCTTCGCTCCTAGCCGCTTTATATTCGCCTTCTGTCATCGATAACACTGCGACGTCTGCGTATCTTCCCGCTTTGAAAACATGCTCGCGAAGGACGCCCTCTTTCACAAAGCCGAAGCGCTCATGCATGGCAAGGACCTTTTGATTGCTGCATAGCACTTCGCAATAAAGCTTGTGGAGGTTCATGTGCTCGAAAGAGTATTCGAGAATGAGCGCTTCAACCTCAGAACCAATACCCGTCGAACGCATCTTGGGATCGGCAATGATTAGACGGCCCCACTCTGCCTTTCTGT